GGCCGATCATTTTGTTACCACGATGGGCAAGCTGACCCAGTATGAGCAAGCGATTCGTGCTTCCGACAATACGCCCGAAAAGAAACGGGAACAGTTGGACAAGATCAGGCAGGCGAAGATACGGTTTTCCGAGATGACGAGACAGGCAACCGACAGAACCATACCCCAGTAAAGCCATTGCGGATGCAGGTGGCTCCACGGGCGTCCAGCATGCGGATGAGGAGCGCCTTCTTTAGCCCCTCTTCCCGCACGGCATCCACATCTAGGCAGGGGACAAAGAACCCCTGCCCCCGTTCAAGTTTTGACCACGGGTACTGGATGGATAAGAGCGTCATCTTCTTCTCTGATGCTGCGGCTGATCCGCATAACATTGACTCGCATCTGTGGCCCCTTGGTGCGCGACATCATATCCTTCTTCGTAAACTCCACACGGCAGTTAGCAGTCGGAAGCTGGCGCTTGAATTCGGTGTACCCGAAACTCATGGATGAACAGTACGCTTTAAGCAGTTGCTCCTCAATATAGTAGTCGATGAACCCCGGTGTGATGCCGTGTTCGATACGCCCTGCCACATTGGATCGCGTTATCTCGCGCCAGTTGATCTGCTGTTCATCACCCAACCCTAGCCTTGCGGAGAAGTTGCCTGCCTCCTCGTGGATGACAATGAAGTTGCCGTAGTGGTCGCGTGTGTAAGCGTTCAGTACATCCTCGGCGGTCTTGGCGCTGTGTTTCATGTTGCTGCGCATGTTCTCTACAACCGTCTTCAGGTACGCAATGATCTGCGCCATTGGCATGTCGATGATGTCTGAGTGCTTGCTACCCATCACCAGCCCCGCCGTCACGATAGCCCCGATGCCAGCCATCCAGAACCGTTCGTCGTTGGTGGCCTTGAATTCAACATACATCCGCTGCACAGCCTTCGATACCAAATCGTCAAACTTGTCCACGTTCTTAGCCAAGTAATCAGCCAAGACATAGCCAGCCACGCCGTAGTTTGATTGCAGGGACTTGATGATCTCTACTTCATGCGGTTCCCATTGCAGCTTTTCGTTCTGTACAAACTCCAGCAGCCTGCGCAGTTCCCCTTCCGATGCGTGCTTGCGTCCACCAGTCAGATAGTCCACGGCGTTGGTGTTCGATGACATCAAGCACACCGTCATCCATGTGGACAGGTTAAGGCGTTCCTTGTTCGATCCCGACTCCATACGCTCCTTGCCCCGGCCCTCAGTCATATCCAGTAGGAACGCTGGGAACCACTCAAAGTCCTCCCGGTTCTTGCTGGTTATCTCATCGGTGATTAGCGGATGGCTGTTGAGCAAGCCAAGGCGCTGCTGCATGGCTACCGGGGATGTGCCCTTGCCTGTACGGTAGTGGGTAGGGTGGCCCCAGATGGATGCTGCTGCCTCAAGCGCCAGCGACTTGCCTGTTCCCGAGTCTGTGGAAGCGCAGTGGTAGGTCATGCCGTAGATACCTGTGAAGCGCATGAATGGTGCGCTGGCCCCGGCCAGCATGATGGCAAGGTGGCTGTACATCCTGCGGTTGATGAGCATCTGCATAAACTTGCGCCAGTTGTCCAGCGTGCCCTTGGGTTCCGTGTTGACCGTCAGGTTCTCCAACCCCGGCATGGGGACGCGAAGCGGCGCAGCATCCTTAGTAAAGATACGCCCTGCGAACACATACGAGTCATCGGGTTGCCATCCGTAGCTGTCTGGAACCTTCACGGCTACCTTGGTTGTGCTGGCATCTTCTACGCAGGCGCGTACATACTCGGCGAGGTTCTTATCGTTGCCTGCCCCAAACGAGGCGATTATGTTTTGTTGTGCTAGTGCTTTCACGGTTTCATCCTTACTTACGACTGCCTTCATCGGCATGGTTATATCAATGGCAGCTTCAGGGCGAAGCGCCAACATGTGCACGGTGTGATCCGTGTTGCGGTTAAGTATGTCAACTACGAACAAGTCGTAGGGGAGCAGCATGATCTGTTTCTTGGTCTTGACACCATTACCGTCTTCGATAGTGCGTTCACAGAACACACCACCTCTCGCACCGTAGCTGTACCCACGGGGCGGTTTAGGACGCGTAACCTTGATGGGCGCGTCTTGTACTACTGTGCTGTCGGAGACAACCTGTATCTCTATCTCGCGCTCGGTGTTGTCGGTCACCACCTCACGCCCAAGTGCCAGCGGGTTGGTTATCTTGCCCCAATGCGAACACTTGGTACACACTCCGGGGTTCTCAGAGTCGAGCTTCACGCACGGGTACGGCCCCTTGATCCCCCGTAGCTTCTGGTGCATGCGGTCAGCTTCATAGGGGTGCATCTTGCTCAACCACACCGCTGCCTTGTCCCCGTCCACACACATCTTGGCTAGCGACAGCAGCCCCCTCCACAGCGGCTCCATACCATCTTCGGTTGCGTTGGTAGCGTAGTGCGCCAACTGCCCACAGCCCGTGCCGTTTTGCGTAGCCAGCCAGATGGTTTTGAAGCGCGAAGTGCTGTTCTCAAAGAGCTTGACACCCGTCGCCGTCAGCGCAGCGGCAGGCCGCTTGCCTTCCAACTCAAAGGTGCTGGGGGGCTTCGCCTCATAAGCAGTCCCCACCAGTTGCTCACGCACCGCATCCGCAAACTGGGTAAAGGAGAATGTGTCCCCCTCTGCTAGCAAGCGCACGGGGCGCGGCGTGTCGTACTTCTTCTTGAAGTTGGTTGTGCCGGGGATGCGTAGTACTCTAGCGGCGTCAGCCGTCACCGTCATGTCGATGACTAGCTTCTCCTGTCTGCACAGGCGCTTGAAGTTCTCCGCTACTGGCTTCCATGTCGTGATGTCTACGGCTGCATCAAGGGGCCAGTAGCAGTGCAGCCCCCCTCCAGAGCCAACGACCCACGGCGTACCCAACTCACCCAGCCCTGTCTTTGTAAGGAACCCGCTGAGTGCTTGCGCTGCTTCCTTCTTGGATGCATACCCGTCCATGTCGATGAACATGGACTTGATCCAGCGTGCGTTACTAGCCTCGCGACTGTTCGATGTGCTGAATGTAGAAAGCGCGAAGTACACATCGCGCTTTTCTGTTAACCACTTGCCTGTGGTTGGTTCTATTTCTTCAAGGTTCTCAACATAAAAGTGCTCCTTCTTTTTGGAGGAAAGCTCTGCCACACAGTAGTATCCATTACCAAGGGATGGCAGAACCGCCGCTAGAAAATCAAGCGGGGACATGGCGTTCCTTGGTTCTGTTATTTAATTGCCATAGGCCACAAGCCGATTGCATCCAGTTGTGCTTCCATGCGCTCGTTAGCCATGAGGACTTCCTCAAAGCGCGTGATAAGCAGTGTTACCCATTCCGGGCTTAATCCCTTCGCTCCTTGCAGGTAGGCATACTTCGCCAGTTCTGCGTCGGTCAGGGTGTTAGGTTGTATTCCAGACATATTCTTCTCCAAGCCTCATCCGCTGTATGGGAGGACTGCATTATTTTTAAGAGTAATTCCACGCGATTGCGGTAGCCGACGAACACTTCAGTACCTGTGAACCAGTTGTATACGGTCTGTCGGGTAACACCAAGTGCTCTAGCTACTTTCGTCACGGGGAAGTCGAGATGGATGGCCCAGCGCCCTAGCTGGTTGCCCAGCGATTTAGGCGTGTCTGCCACGGCGTCGATGATTTTTTGTGAGTAGGCCATAAGTAGGTGCTGGGGTGGAACAGGAAACGCAGTCGTAGATATGTAAGTCCAAAGTAACGGGGGAATCAGTACCCCGACCTACGCAATGCAACCGCTGCCCACCCCAGCGAAACTGTTACTCGTCGTCCCAATCAGCAACGATAGAAGCCAAGCTGCCCTTCTTGGCAGGCACGGAGCTTACCTTAACCTCGGCCTTGCGCACTTCAGGTTCGGCTTCATCCTCTTCTACCACAGGTGCAGGAGCAGTCTTCGCCTTGGCCTTCGCTTTCGGCGGGGGCGCAGCTACCACTTCCTCCTCGTCCTCCTCAACGATCACAGGCTTTGTAGGAGCCTTGCCAGCCAACGCAAGGGGCGCGGCCTTGACGCCATCGACAGACGCTACGGTAGACGAGACAGCGCGGATAGCATCCTTGCTGGTGGCCTGCTCCATCACAGTCTCGTACTCGTCGTCCGACAGCCAACGCATTGGTTGGAAGAACAGCTTAGGAGCCTCGGCCTTGGTGTCGAAGCGCATACGCGTGACAACTGCCTCTGGGTTAACAGGCGGGTTCTGGCTTGCCAAGAAGCGTGCATACGCTTGCAGGGGGCGCTTGTCGCCGTCTTCCTTGCCGAAGATAGAGGTAGCTGCCAGCGTCAGTTGTAGCACATCACCTGCGGGGTTGTTAGCCAGCACCACAGCCAAGCGTTGTTGGTAGCGGCAGGCGCGGCTGTTGCCGTTGCCTGATCCTGCGATGTTCTTCTCGCAGCCCATACAGGTATCCGACTGCTTGTTAGGCACGCCTGCATCCGGCTTCTCGCCATCGCTGGAGAAGCAGTCAGGGCCAACTACGTTCTCGCTGTCGTATGCCTTGGCGTAGAAGATGCGGTTGATCTTAGCCGCAGCCTTGGCAATCACCACATCAAGGTGGCGCTCTTCGATGTTGGCAACCTCTTTGCCGCCTGCCATTAGCCTGAACACGCCACCCTTGGTGCTGATGCGCTTGAGGCTGGAGCCTGTACCACCGCCTGTGAGGGCAAGTGCAGTCTCGGATAGTTGTCCAGCGCGTACATGTGCGGGGACGCTCGTCGAATTGAAAAGGGTAATACTCACTTTGATTTCCTAGTTGGTTGGTTTGCGTACGCTGACGTCATACTCAGACGACGTGTTGAGTCCCGGAGGTACGAGTCCGGGGTTTTCTTCTAAGAACTGCGCCATGTTGCTCTGTGCGATGCGCTTCTCCAGCAAGTCCACAGCCTCGTGCGTGATGACGAATTTCTTGAACGAGTCCCAGTCTTGCGTGTTGTAGCGCGTCTTCACAGAGAGGATGACTGTTCCCTGCTCTGTCTTCACAGATGAGACACCCAGCGCCTTCATCTGTTCCTTCATGGCGTTCTTCACGCCCTCCTGCTGCTCCTTGATGGCCTCGACTTGCGTATCGTATTCCTTGGTCAGGACTTCGATAGCCGAGCGCATCTTGCGGTAGATTTTGGCAAGCCGATCCATCGGCATTACGTCAATTTCCATTTACTTCTCCTGTTTGTTTTTGTCTAGGGTTGGACAGTTTAGCGGTTTATTTTTCGATTGCAAGTACCTTTCAGTTTTTAATTTCTATGTCGAACATCTTGGTGAGAAGTGAGTGGTCGTTCACTTTCCCCTCAAGGGCTTTGAACATTCGCTTCTCTATCGGAGAGCCTTGAATGTGTATCACTG